GTTCATAACGAGATAAATAGGTTTCAACCAATGTTAGATACTTTTTAGCCATACTATTATTTATACCTAACATAAATAATTACATGGAATTTGACCAGTTAGTAGAAAAAATTCTTTTAGAAAAGTCGGCTAGATGTACCAAGGTAACAGGTCAGCAGTCTTCTAGTAGAAAAGATAAAAAATATATGAGATGCGTCAAAACTGAAACCGGGTATAAGCGTGTACACTATGGAGATCCTAATTTACGTATTAAAAAGTCTAACCCCAAAAAACGTAAATCTTTCAGAGCGAGACATAAGTGCTCAAGCGCTAAACCAGGTACAGCTAAATACTTTTCTTGCAAGAATTGGTAATAAATAATATATGGCTATTAAATTAAATGTAGTTAAACCTACTACAGAGGTTGAAAAGGCTCTTGAGAGTGGATACCTGTATAAAGATATAGAATTTGACCTTAATCTAGCTTATACAAATAACCCTGAACTGTATAAGACAGATGAGAAGAAGGATTTAGCTCCTTTATATGATGTAAAGGCAGTAATTACAGCAGTAAGAAATATACTAACAACTTCTCCTGGTGAGAAAATTCTAAACCCTACATTTGGAGTAGATTTAAGGGATTATCTATTCGAGCCAGTTAGTGAAACTGGTGGGTTCTTTTTAGGTAAGGATTTATTTGACGGGCTGACAATACAAGAGTCGAGAATTAAGATCAACACTATAAGAGTTAAAGTAAACGAAGATGAACAACAGTATGAAATAAATTTAGATATATCTATACCATCATTAAACGTTAACAACCTATCTCTTAAGGGTGTATTAAATAATGATGGATACACCTTCGTCTAATTATGAGCATAAACAATTTTACTGAGTTTAATTTACCTAAAAATGCCTACGCTTCTTTTGATGCTACTACATTAAAGGAACTTATTATATCTAGATTAAACGAAAACGAGGTATTTCGTGATCAGAATTACGAAGGGTCAAATATTAATGCCTTTATTGATATAGTAGCGTATATGTATCATGTATTGCTGTTTTATCTAAACACTACATCATCAGAAACCACTTTTACAACAGCTACCCTGTACGAAAATATTAATAAGCTCGTATCTAACTTAGGTTATAAGCCTACCGGCAGACAGACCTCTTTAGTTAACATATCATTAAACGGTTCGGATCAGCTAGCTATTGGTAATTACACACTAAAAAGATTTTCAACAATATTTAGCAATGGAATTCCCTTTATTGCCTTAGATGATATATCGTTTGAGAAGACAATAGCAGGGAATGAAGAATTAAGTATAGATAATAACATCTTATATCAAGGAGTATTATATGAGCACCCGATATACAATGCTGGAGGAGAGAATTACGAAACTATAACGGTAGTTAATACCTCTCCAGATAATCAAACTACATCATTTATAGCTGATAATACGTTTAGAATTTTTATTAAGAGTATTCAGTCAGGTAAATGGAATCAATGGTCAGAAACTGCTTCGTTATTCTTAGAAGACTCTAATTCTTATACATATGAAAAGAGACTAAACGAGAATGGTAATTACGAATTTAAATTTGGTAATGGTATTACAGGTAAAAAATTAGAAGCTGGTGATACAGTTCAAATTTATTATATAGTATCGGACGGACCCACTGGTGTTGTTAGTTCTGGTGCGTTATTAGGTAATTATTTCAGCCTGTATAACTCGCAACAGTTTATAACGATTTCTGCAGATATATATAACACTATTACTAACTTCATTACGCCAGTCTCATTAAACACACTGTCGGTAAATAATAATAACGATTCTTCCCCAGTAGCTGCAGCAGAAACAGTAGATCAAATAAAGGAAAATGCACCTCGCATTTTTTCTTTACAGAATAGACTGGTAACAGCACTAGATTATGAATACTTTATAAATAAAAACTATAATAATGTTATAAAAAGCGTAAAAATACTTAGTAATGATGATTACGTTAATACAGTGTTAAAATATTACTACGGTATAGGGCTGAACAAGCCTAACGAAGATTGTAGGGTTTTATTTAACCAAGTTAATTTTGCAAACTCAACTTCATTTAATAATGTTTACATAACACCGGTTCCAAAAACAAGCCCTGTAATAAATGAAAGAGTAGGAAACTACCTCAATCCTGCTCAAAAGCAGTTAATTATAAATGAATGTAGTCTTAAAAAGGATCTTACTCAAAATATAGTAATATTAGACCCTGTTTTTAAGGCTTTTAGCTTTGGATTGCAATTAGAGGGTGAAGTAGAGTGTATTGATTTAAAGGATAATACCTCTTTAGTGCTTAAGCGGGATATTAACTCAAAAGTTAGTAAAAATGCCTTAAAGACCAAAACAGCGAGTATAATTACAGACTATTTTGCAAAGGCTGCGTTAGGTCAAATTGTAAATTTAAGTGAAATAGCTAGCGATATATTAAATCTAGATGGGGTTAAGTCGTTGGTTACAAGACGTACTGATGCTGATTACGAAATATCTAAATTAGCGGTAGTAGTATGGAATCCACTATATGAAAACGATGATGTAACATTTACTACTCAAAATATACCTATGGAAAACTTTCAATATCCATTTTTTTACGATATTTCAAACATTACTAGTAAAATTATTGTAGACGATGAGTGAGACCTTTATATCATATTTTAAGACATATGACTACACGGGAAATCCCTCTATTAGTAGTTACGCTTTACCGTTCACTCCTTTAACATTTGCGCCTATATTAAGCACTGGAAGTGAATTCTTGTCAGATAAAAAAATAGTATGGGATTATGGTGATGGTACATCAGCTGAAGCTTTAACAGGCACACATGCATATAAAGAACAAGGGATATACACTGTAACTAATTACTTATATGATAAAAACGGACAGTCCTATCTTAATACATTTAAGCAAAATATTGAAATTAAAAATTATTTAACTGATACGTTATTAATTTCTGCATCTAACAACCTTTCTTATACCCTAACTGCAGGTAGATTCTTTAATCCGTTTTTAATTACAAACAGAATATCCTGGCAAGCGTTAAGTGGTAACACTAATGCTAACATACCAATAGTATCCTATATTTCAGGTGGAAATAGTTATGATTATTTTAGAGATGGGATCGCTTTAAAGCATTATGGTCATTTATACCCGTCATGCTCTACCTACTTGCTACTTACAGCATATAACAACATTACAGAATACGCTGAAGTATCATCTTTTACAACTATCTCAACACCTATTTTTATAAAATTAAGTGATGGTAACATAGTAAGAACTACTGAAAGAGATGTAGATGGATTTTTCTGTGGTCTTACAGGGTTTAGGTACGTATATTTTAAAGATGATGTAAGCACGCCTGGTGCTAATTTATTTTTTGGATATCAGCCTGATACATTACGCTCGTTTAGCAATACATCTACTGTAGGGGTTAATATAGAAGTTAAAGAAAATGCTGATTATAACAAACTTCTAATTACTTCTAATGGATTAGACGGCGAGGGTAATACTTCTGATCTATTTAATATAGGTAAAACTAAATTTAGCAATACAAAAGTAGGTTTCGTAATTAAAGTAAAAGATTCACAAGACTTTACAATAAAAGGCATACCTCAATTAAGTGATGTTGAACTAGTACTTACAGACGGCGTTAATGTATACGGAAATACAGTTTTTACGCAAGATAATTCCTTATCTAGTGTTCCTTATGGTGGGTTTTACAAGGGATATTTCATAGCTAATCTACCTACTACTACGGAGAATGTCTTTATTTCAGCTAATGCTATTATATTAAAAGATATGCCGTTTGGCGATATTCCTTTAACAGGAATATCTAATACTTTTAATATATACCCTTCAGGAGGTGTTTATAATATTGCAAAAAGAGGCGAATATATAGATTTTAAACAGACGTTTAAAGATATAGCATTTCAGCCATTGTTTTTAGATAAGAAAATACTATTTGATGATTTTTTGGGTAGTATTTTTGGAGATTTAAGCTCTGCACAAAGTTCTATAGGCAAAACCACATATGAAAAAATAGAAAACTTTGTAGATAATAACGCTACACTTGATTATAGTAACATAAATCAATTAGCTGCTTTACTTAAATCGGCTAATATTGACTTAACTAAGTTTGCTTCTTATAATTTAAATTTTCCTACTGAAGTAGGAAGACTAGTAAATCTTTTATCTATAAACCATTCACGTCTTTTTGGAACACAAAACGTTTTTAACGATAACTTTAAGACATACGGTTATTTTGATCACCCTACTTATGGTAAGAATTTAGGAGTTGAAGTGCCGATAGATTATAGTATAGTACCAGGTATAGATTTGGTAGCATTTGAAAAATTTAGTGGTAAGTTTAAACGTATAAGTTCTTTAGTACCGCTAAAACAAAGAAATATATTAAGTGAATTAGGAATAAGAATTCTAACTAATTTTAATAGACCACTTATTATAGAGACAGAAGGTGAAGTGTATCAGCAAATAAAAGACTATGACGATAGTTGGGGATGGGGGTTAATATTACCACCTGATGGCTATGGCAACAATATACATAATTATTATCTATTTTATCTTCATAATCCGGAAATAGAAGGTACCGTAACTAACAGCGTCATTAATTTTGACGACTTTAATACAACACTATCACATACTTCATCTTCTTATAACGAGTGGTCACAAAAAGATGGTATTATAAGCAACATACTAGCTAAATCTCTATATGATGGTTTAAATTTATTTGGAAAAGAACTACTGCCAGCGCCTACAACGACCACGACAACAACGACTACACCAGCGCCTACAACGACCACGACAACAACGACTACACCAGCGCCTACAACGACCACGACAACAACGACTACACCAGCGCCTACAACGACCACGACAACAACGACTACACCAGCGCCAGATGGTGCCTATAATCATCTATTTACAAGTAGTAGCATACCAATTAACATTTCATATAGCAGTACTGCTTTTAATTTTAGTACTGAAGCAGGTAATAATCCTAACTTAACGTTAACGTTAAGTGCTAATTATGACTTTAACATTAATTCTACTGCTCCTTTCGCAATAAGAGTAGAGCCTGTTAATACTACTACTAACATCGCAGATATATACAATAACGATATAGTAACAGGTGTTACAAATAAGACTTTAATGTATACTCCAAAATCTGCAGGTATTCTATTTTATGTTAATACTCTAAATCCTACTATTTCAGGTAGAATAACCATTATATAATTATGAATATAACAGAATTAAAAGATAAAATTAACGCTCTAGATTTATTAAATCAATTTCCAGATATTCACGGTTATGGTATAGCTTTAAAAGAGATTAAGGGAATTACTACTGATGACTTATGTGTGCAATTTTATGTTGAAAAGAAAAAAAGATTAGATCAACTTTCATTAGAACAGGTGCTACCTACAACTTTGTTAGATTTCGGGGTAGATGTTATAACTGATGTAAAAGAAGCTGGTGTCTCGAGCAGATTAGGGGATGACGTTAATTATAATGAGATGTTAAACGAAGAACAACAACTTATAAATTATCAGAATTATTTAATTTCTAAGATAGAAGATCATAACAATCAAATTTATACAAATACCGATACCTCTACTAGTATAATGAGTTATGGGTATCTTAATTATTACAATGAGCCTAATGCAAAAACGACGGATCCGATAAGATTAAATTACCTTAAAAATAGGCCGCTATTAGGAGGATCCTCATCTATATATATTGGAGGAGGTGATGCTACCTTGGGATTGATAGTTCGAGACTCTACAGATGATAGCATAGTAGCTTTATCTAATAACCATGTTTATGCAAATAGTCAATTTATAGGATTATGTGCTTTAAGAGGTAATTCACCCAATACTCTTACTTTATCCGCACGACAACCATCTTCTAATCTTTATAGTCCTTATGGTAGTAGTGTACCAGGAGATGATTATATAGGAAGACATAAAAGATGTGTAGCGCTATATCAAAATAACTCAAATATGGTCGACAGTGCGATAGTGCAGTTATCTAGTTATAGTTTAATACAAGCTCTATCAACGCAGGTAATAGGGTTTACAGAACTAGGCCCATATCTGTTTGCAACTACAGAAGAGATAGACTCTTTAATGGATCCTAATTCTGTAAATTTTAAAGCTCCTATTTTTCGTAACGGTAGAACGCTTGGCCCTATAGGTTACCCCGGCAATTTACACTCTACCCCTCATGCATCACCTGTTTCAGCCACAAACATAACCTTACTTCCATTCACAAGTGATACTATAAAGTCAATACAGTATAAAAATGAAGGTCTTTCTTTAAATTACTCTATACCTCAACCGTATCCTGCTGCTGCTACTGTTATAGTAAAAACCGTAACTAATGATATTTATAGGTCGGGAGCTATGGAAACAGTGCCTAATCAGCCAGTAATTTCTAAGACATTTGCAAAAGTTGGAAATTTTGATTATTTTGACTTCAATAGTTTAGCTTCTTATGGTTTATCTTCTGGTAAATTAATGTATCATGCTCCAACTGGTATAACTGTAGGTGATAGCTGGTTCACGTCTTCTAATGACTTACAATATACTATAGCTCCTGCGCAATTAAATAGTTATATTAACGTTAGTAAAATTATTCTAAGTAGATATGGAAATTTTATTTTAAGCGGTACTTCGTTATATAGTATCGGTAAAAATGACAGTTTTCGGACTATAGGAAAACCTGATAACGCTACCTACAGTACTTGGACCAAGATACCAGGAGACTGGAAAAGTATAGATCAAGTATATAATGGTCAATTTATAGCTCTTTCTAGCTCAGGTGAAATGTTTTTTACATGTTCTACATCAACTAGTGCTTTTCTAGGTTCTAGTTTTATTAATTCTTTTACAAATATTTATAACTTAACCGCTAATAAAATTAGCGATTATAAGTTTAAAAAACTATATTTTACCAGTACAAGTTGGAGTAATCTTTTTAATAAAAACTACGGTCTATCAGCTTCAGAGGATAAGCTAATAACTTTTACACTAAGCGGCTCTTCAACAAATACATCAGCTGATAGACAGATGGTATATAGAGAGATTGAAGGTGAATGGGGCGAGGATATTAAAATAATAGGTACAGATAGTGGTACGGGTGATGTAAATTTTCCCCTAATATTATCAGGTACTAAACTTTATAGTTCTGGAGCCCCAACTTCAGCACCGTTTACTACTAACTACCCGAAATATACTAGTTTTTTTAACGGTGTAACTACTGTTTATTCTACTACTAAATTTAGTGAAGTAACAGGTATTAATGTTGTGGATATAGTTGGATTTAGTAGAGGAGCTATATCACAAGAAAATTCAACTTACGAATCTTTAATTTTTCTCTCAGGTGGTAACTGGTATTGCGGGGGTGTAAATCCGATGGGTATTTTTGGTATTAATTATAATACCTTTGATGAAATAGTGATGAATACGCTGGCAGCTAATATTAATGTCGGTAATTTTATGAGCGGAGTGTCTACTCCTTTCACTGACTGTATTGGAATACAATCTAAAAATCAAAATTTTCCAATAATTCAAGGAGGAGACTCTGGAACTGCAGTATTTGCATTATTGAGTTCCACTATACCACCGCTATCTACCTGGAAGTGCATAGGGCTGGCGTTCGCCGGCCCGTCACCAACAAATACTATGACAGGCTGGGTATGTAGAATAGATAACATTGTAGATCAGTTAAAGATTAAACCTTGGAATGGTATCATACCTACCACGGAATCTAAAATAAGCAACATAACTTATGCTTCTACATTGACTGCTATTCCAACTATAACACTTTCAGGTCGCGAGTATTATAATATAGGCTTATCATAAAATAGCACTAAATACACTTATGAAAAAGCTGACAATAGGGATGTGTACCTATGATGATTACGATGGAGTATACTTTACCGTACAGTCTATACGGTTACACCACGCAGATATTATAGATCACATAGAGTTTATAATTGTTGATAATAATCCAGACTCAGAAGCAGGTCGCGCAACTAAAGATTTCGTAAATAGTATAACTCAACCAACTCAATACATACCATTTAGCGAGTATTCTTCAACATCGTTAAGAAATTTAATTTTTAAACATTCAAAAACCCCATATACTCTTTGTATTGACTGTCACATTCTATTAATACCTGACTCTTTACGTAAATTATTAGAGTATTACGAAAAAGGTTTAGATAATGGTAATTTACTACAAGGACCCCTACTATATGATAATTGTAAGCATGTAAGTACACACTTTAACAACATATGGGGAAGTTTTATGGAAGGGCAATGGGCTACAGACTCGCGTTACGTTAACAGCGAAACGGAGCCATTTGAAATACCATCTCAAGGCTTAGGGCTATTTAGTTGCCGTACAGATAACTGGTTAGAATTTAGTGAGCACTTTAGAGGATTTGGCGGTGAAGAGATTTATATACACGATAAGTATAGAAAAGCTGGTAAAGCTACAATATGCTTACCGTTTCTAGGGTGGATGCATAGATTTACACGGATAAATGGTACTCGCTATCGTAATGATTTATTAGACCGGTATCGTAATTATTATATCGGTTATACTGAGCTAGGTAAAGATACGGCAATACTAGATAATATATTTAAAGATACAGGTACAACAGACCAACGACAAAAAATTAAAGATGAGGTTAAAAAATTATTCTACCATTAAATATAATAAATGGTTAGCAATATTACATTTAGCACAGCTATAGTACAAGATTCTATTACTAATGAGCTAGCTACTTCTGCTAATATTAAAGATAATCTTAAACCTTTTAGCTTTTTAGATTTTATTGTCAACACAAAGGTTGACTATGCACCAGAAGAATACAATAAGTTTTATTTATACTATCTAAAGGAGTGGTCTGCAGCTAAAAACAATGGTATTCCTAAAGAAACAGAAGCTATAGCAACATATGTAGATTTTCTTAAAGAAATAACACTTACATATTCTACGCAACAAGAGTTAAGGTTCCTTTCAACTCTAGATTTTACAGATCCTATTGACTTAGATATAGCCATACCATTTTACACAGAAAAAATAAGACAAATAGTACTGTTTTATAAGAATAAGAGGGATGACAGCAAGTATATAGTAGAGAGGAATAAAATTAAAGGTACAGGCGTTTCTATTGAACGATCTATATATGAAAAAATATATGATTATGTTTTTACATCAGAAGAAAATCCTGAATATAATAATTTAAGTCTTTCACTATCAGCTCTCACTACTAATCTTAAAATAGATATAGAGGAGTTTGTTGATACATACTCAAATTATTTTGATATACCCCGCGTTAACAATCAAACGCAAGAATTTAATAGAAGCAACATTAACGATATAGACGTTAATATCTTCTTCGATACTTCTGATGAGGTGTTTAAGAATGAAGTGTTTTTAACAGAAATACCGATTGCTATCAATAATGCTGTCAACTTTAACGTTACTTGTAGTGAGTTAAACCCTTTATATGCTAGTACTGTTAACGCTAATACAGATAATGCTGATCTTATACGTAACTGTGATGAGTTATGTGGCTTTGGATTAGAAGATAAACTATCTCTAAAAAGAAAATTTATAGAAAAGTACGTAGGAGTCGACTTTTATTATATAGATACAACGGTATCACCGCCTATTTCCGGGTTATTATTTAAATCTGAAAAACCTTATGCAAATATTCAGAATTTACAAACTGCAGACACTGCTACTGTACCTTCTAATCAACAAAGACTCCTAAAAGATATAGGTATTTTCTTTAAGCCGGATAAAACAGGTCTATTTAAATTACAGGCTAACAAATATACATACGATATTAACCTAAATCAAATAGCTAGTAGTAATAAAGTTTATATTTTCCCAGATCCTAAAATATATGGTAATGTTTCGGTCAATGAGCAAGAGGAATATCCATTAATTTTCGATTTTGATTTTAGACACGATTTAAAAAACGTATCTTCATCATTTGCAGGAAGTGATCCATATGTTAGAAGTGACGAACAGACCTTTTCACCATATTATGCTAAAGAACAGTCCGAACTTAAAAATTACGTAACAGATGATAGTATATATTTAAATTTTGCAGATATTTATAATAAAGGTTATATAACAAAATATCAGACTGATATATATGGCAATGAATACGCATTGTTTAAGGATGAATTTGGTGATAGTTTTAAGTCAATATACGAAGATGACTCTTATATTAAAAACTTACAGTTAAACGGACATACGTTTTTTGATTTATTTGAGGGGTATAATTTTGACTACTCAGCTACAGGTATATACACCGATTTTATTAGATCAGGATTGTCTTCACATACTGTTGATATAGAGAATTCACCTTCAATGGTGTTATCAGGCACGCCTTACTATTTACACTTTAGAGAATTTGCTCCTTACCAGGAGCTAGACACTTCAATCCCCTTAGGATCTTTATACAGTACTGGATTTAATGCGTTTACAACAGCAGTAACATCAGCTATACCTAGTTATTTTAACAATTTACAGTTTAATACAGTATTCGTACGTATAAAGGAAGCGGGTGGATTCGCAGAAATTAATAATTCTGTTTTACCCGATCCACTATTTGCAGATTTTGAAGATTATCCCTATCCTTTACCGTACTATTACACAGAACTTATAGAGGGTGGTATATCTCAGCTTTACCCTACTATACAAAGAGCGTATTTTCCTAATATTTTAGATGAGTTTAGTGATCCACTGTTAACTGAAACAGATATTATCACTGTAACGGATCAATCTAACGCAGATTTTGGATTAGATCTAAAATGGGTTCTATCTGCTTCAGATGGATATTACGATGGAGGGTATTTTACAGACAATCAGGTGTTCGACGAGCCAGCGTCAGAATACATAACAGGAATAGCAGAAGGATCAACAACTGTATTGTCTAATCTTTCTGGTACAGATAATATAAAGGCTCAAATAGAAAAACGTAACTTACAAGGTAAAATATACGTTAAAAATCAAACTTATTCACACTCTTCACCACTCTCTACAGCTCTCTATAATATATACTATAAATATAATTCCACTGTAAGATCAGAACTATACAATACACCTAAAGATTTAGAAGTTATATACGATAACATTATAATAGAGACAGATAACTATCTTGTATTTGATAAAATAGTGTATGACGATGGTAGTTTTGTTGATCCAGGTACAAAAAATACTTATTATAAGAGAGAAAATAACTGGCAATCGTTTTCTAACCGCTTCTTTAACGAAAAACAGAAAACCATAACGTTCTGCGTTACAGATACACTAAGCTCCCTATCAGCTTCTAATACAAAACCAATTTACCCTAATATATACCAGTTAAATATTACTAATAATATAATAACTAAGCTATTTCCTAAGACATCTGACATATCCGCTATTACATCTTTATCTTCTATATTTTCCTTTAGTGATTTCTTCGATAGCAAGTATAATGTAAATATAGTACGCGTGGATACCCCAGTATTAACTTATAATTCCTTTAATGAAATGTATAAGTTGAGCTTTACTGGAGTAGATAGTAATAATTTGTTCCATCTCTTCGATTATGAGTTTGAAATTATAAACGGTGAGGTAAGTTTTCATAATGGAAAATATTATAAGCAGTCTAAAACTCTACTCACCACTAATTTTAGCGATCCTAGTACAATATTTACAAATATTAACACTATATCAGGTTCTTACATCATTAACACTACAACAGGAGAGCTTATACTATGAAGACTACTACAATTAAGTTTAAATTTAAAAAGCTGCCTAATGTTAAAGTGTATGCCGGTAAAGAAGCTATAAAAGGTGCATCAAGTGTATCTTTTGATTTCTCTAATATGATAGGGCCTGAGTCAAGAGCATCTAAAATTACTATAGATTGGGGAGATGGTAGTCCAGTACTAGCTAAAGGTAAAGATGTAGTGTTTGACTATAGAAGAGACTCGATATTTGATGAAGTGCTATATGGAGCAATAGGAGGAACTGTTCTTACCAGCTATTCACACGATTATTTTAATGATAGTCAATATTACGGTAAAGATTTCTTTGCTAAAATTTTAATTACCTGGGAAGATGGAACTTTTACATATATTGTTCAGCCAATAACAGTGTTTTGGGATTCTTTCTATGATGATGTACAGGAATTTTCACTTTTAAGCACTCAAATACTCCCAGTTTCTACTAATGAAACATTTATTAGTTTCGAAAGCAAATATGATAGAGCAAGTCTAATTGGCTCAGCTAAAACTAGCGGTACACCACTACTTAGTGCTACTAAAGTTACAAAAATAGAGGAACTAGACCCAATCGGCTTTGGAGATGAAGGGTTATTATCTACTTCTACTTTCGATAATATAATATTTCCGTTTCCTGATGATGATAAATTTATTTCTATAGTAATGGGGTATGAAATATATAGTACATGCAATACTATAATACCTTATTACAGTATTATACCTAGTAAAACGGTAATAGACGAAGGTGAAGAGGTAACATTTAATATTATAACTGAAAATGTACCTAATGATACTGTTCTATACTTTGAAACATCAAGGTCAGACTTAACTAATACCACAGGATTTGTAATTATACAAAATAATACAGCATCTTTCGTAACTGCAGCAGTACAGGATAATATAACTGAAGGATACAGAGTGTTTAACGTTAAGTTACATCTAGGAAGCTCGACTGGCACAGTAGTTGCGACAAGTGTTGATGTGGGTATAAATGATACTTCTATAGACATACCTGATCCTGATATAGGTATAATAACATTCAATGATATACAGGTAGTTACCTTTGATAATATCGAAATCTTTCCTCTTTAATGTAACTTAATTATAAATAATTTATATGTCAGTAAAACTCAGTGATTTTGCATCAGGCGTTACTCTAACAGACACAGATCATGTTGTTGGGTATAGTAATACTAATACAGGCGGCGAACGCAAATGGACTGTAGCTAATCTACGTAATTCTCTTATTACAGGCGCGGCTACTACAATAGATACTGAAAATCTTACTGCTAATCGCGTTTTAATATCAAATGCTAATGGTAAGGTAGATGTGTCTACTGTAACATCTGCTGGGTTAGGAACTGTTACCAGTGTAACAGGTACTGCGCCTATTTCTGTAGCTACTGGAACCACAACGCCAGCAATTTCTATTTCTAATGCTACACAATCAGCAGCAGGAGCAATGTCTTCTGCGGATAAGACAAAGCTTGATAATATAGTAGCTAATAGCGGTGTACCTGCTGGTGCTGTTATGGCATTTGCATTGAGTTCGGCTCCTGCTGGGTGGCTTGCTGCTAACGGAGCATCCATAAGCACTGGTGGTGCAAATGCAGCATTGTTCGCTGCTATTGGATATGAATTTGGAGGTTCTGGTGGTTCATTCAAAGTGCCAGATTTGCGCGGATACTTTGTTCGTGGCTGGGGTGTTGTCGGTCGAAATGGAGCCAACAGCGATGGCACAGTTTCTGGTGGATTTGGTGACAAACAAGCAGATTCGTTTGAGGCTCACACACACAATACTATACAAACCATTGACCAAGGCGGTGGATTTGATGCGGGAGCAGGCAGACCTAGATATGGTGGAAGCGCAACAGCATCAAGTAGCGCAGGCGGATCAGAAACTCGCCCTAAAAACATCGCCATGTTGTATTGCATTAAGCTTTAATCGTCATTGAATTAACGTATAGGGTATATAAATAGATGTATAATTCTATGGATGTATTTTATATTAGTGATATACTAAGTACTACAAGTTTAAAATTTAAAACTCTTGTAAATGAAGAACCTTATCTATTTTATGTCAAAGCGGGAGATAGCAGTTTAGATTCAAATAATAATTTAATAATAAAAGATTGTATTGAAGATAAAACATTTACCCTACCTTCTAGTTCGGTAATATTTCAAGCGCAGGGTAGAGACGATATATTTCCGTCTTCAAATAGTAATTATGCTAGCTTTGTTGTGGAGAAAAACAAAAACATAGCTCGAAACAACCGATTGTTTGAGGAAGAATTTAATGAAATTAAGCTTATGTCAGAAAGTATAGATAATTCTTCTGAAAGTCTTCAAATATTAAAATCTTTTAAGCCGGTAGAAATTTTAACCGTAATGAAAAAGTTGGGATTAAAGGATCTAGCGAGTTTCTATGCAGGGGGCGAAAGAGCTGCAGCTGTATTACAGCAGAGAAGCTTGGAATTATTAACTATTACTGCTGCAGAAGCTAAGATAAAGCTTAATGAAGAAAGAGCAAAATTTCTCGAAGAGGGAGATAATGATTCTGTTGAAGAAGTAGATATTATTTTAGGTATGATAGAAGAAGAGGTAAGTGCTACGACTTTTGCGACTGTTAGCTGTGTAGAAGATATATATATACAATGGCCACCTATTCTACTACCTGTACCCTTTGAGAGATAATTATGTTATTAATAGAATTCTTGTTAGCAGCAGCGTCTCACCGACTTTTTGAATGGGCGAGAATAAGAAAAGAAAATTATACACAAAATCCGTACAATTCAAAATATATTAATATAATAATTACAGATAAATGTAATTTAGAGTGCATAGGTTGTAGAGGATCTATATCAGATGTTAAGAAGTATGAGCTACCTACAATGACGTATGAAGACTTTGTAACTATAGTAGATAAATGTGTTGATGCTGGAATTTGTTACATAGATCTAACTCCAGTAATAGGTGAGTTGTTATTAGTAAAAAATATACATAAATATCTAGAATATCTAGAAAATCATGAAAGTATTAAAGGTTATTTGATAACTACTAACGGGACTATTAGCAATTTACCTTTAAACTATAAAAAGATTAACCTATCAATATCTTTATATGGTAGTAATAACAATACGTTTAAAGCATTTACACAAAAAAATCTTTTTCCGCAATATATTAAAACATTTAAATCTATTTTAGAGTTAGAAACACCGATAGAGATCACTCTCAGAAACGAGGACTTACGTGATATTGATAAGGAATTTAAATCTCTACTCTATAAAGTATTAACAAAAAAGAATATAGCTATTCACGATGGTAGAGTTAATGATAATAGAGGAGGAGTAGTTGAAACTAACCAAAGCACCGTATTACGAACAGGTATATGCCCGTGTGGTGTGGGATCTGGCGGAGCTATACGGAGCGATAATAAGTATTACTATTGTGCGTTTAATGATTTCAATAAACAGACATTAGTAGGCGATCTAAAAAGCTACAATTTACAAGATTTGAGAGGAGGTAAAGTGTGGAATGATGTGGTTAAATCGCATTTAGATAGTAATTATATTGATATATGCAAAACCTGTACGGCTCAATGGTAGTAAATAGTCATAATGAGTGGGATCCGCTAGAAGAAGTCATAGTAGGAGCAGGTATACCAGAGACCTTACCAGCAATTGACCTGACATTTAAGATGTTTTTTCACGATAACATTCAATTCTCAGCTGAAAAGACTATTAACACGCAAATTAACAAAAAGCACATTTGTGAGCATAATGAAGATATAGAAAATTTTGCTTCTCTCTTAAAATCTCTAGGCGTAATTGTAAAAAGACCTAAAACTCCAAATATAATACAAAAAGTTAAGACGCCTAATTGGTCGAGTCAGGTTTTTCCAGCTTTAAATGTACGAGACTTAACTTTAATAGTAGGAAATGAGATTATCGAAACTCCTGTTTCTTGTAGGTGGCGTTACTACGAGACGGATTATTTAAAACATCTCTTTTTAGAATATTTTAATGCCGGGGCTAAGTGGACATCAGCGCCTAGACCGCTATTAACAGATTTTTCTTTTGATATTAGTCATATCTTGCAAGCTAATAATGGGCAAATAGACCAACTAACTAGAACACAATCATATATGGACTGTGGCAGTGAAATTATGTTTGATGCTGCAAATATAATGCGGTTTGGTACTCATTTATTGTTTAATACTAGTTCAGTCAATATGAAAAAAGGTGTAGAGTGGCTGCAAAGACATTTAGGAGAAAAATACACTGTGTGGGAATGCAATGTAACGGATAATCATATAGATAGTTGTATTTTACCACTAAAACCAGGGTTGTGTTTAATAACACGTGATGATATATGGCATTTACTACCGTCAGAACTACAAAAGTGGAATAAAATCCTAATAACTCCTAAAGAAAGATCCGAGTATCAAGTAAAAGACGCTGGTATAAAGTTAGCATCTAATAAAATTGAATTAAACGTATTTAGTATTTCACCAGAATTAATAATATGTCACCCGGAATACGAGAGCATATTAAATTCGAAGCTAAAACCATACGGTATAACTGCAATAGGATCACAAATGAGGCATTGCGAGATCTTCTCTGGAGCACATCATTGTACAACGCTAGATATAAGAAGGCGGGGCGAACTACAGAACTACTTTATATGAAATTACAGGACATAAATTCGATTTTATATCAACATAGCTTGCAAAAACAAGTTTATATTGGTGATCAGCATAATAAAACGCAGCGCAACTTCCTGATAAATAAAACTCAGGTAGGTAGAATTACAATAATAGGAGATTTGTTAAACGATTATGACGATAATATTAGATCAAATATATGGTTTTTTAAAAATAACGATATAAAAGATAGTCCTTATGATAGATCTATTGTTTTATATTATAAGAACGAACCACCTAATAAAAAAACCATAGATGAAGAAGAATTTTTGCTCTATTATAAAGTATTAGAGAGAATGATTAACCTAAAATTATTAAAATCATTTAATAAAATTAAAATAATATGTAGGGATAGTGTTCCGAGCTATTACAATATACTAAGTTGTGAAAAACACATTGCGGAAATGGGATCAAAGCAGTTTGATATATACTGCAATGTTTATTCTAATACGGTTTTTTTAACAACTAGCACTGCAAATCATCACATTTATGGATCAAAAGCAGTAGTTTCGAGAAACGTATATGAGATGAAAAAAGTTAGTAAAGCAGAATCTATATTATTTAATTATATATATTGCCCGATAGATATAAACGATAATTATGTAGATGGTGATGAGTTTGTTTGGGATGATAATACTAAAAGTACGTATAATGTAAAATTTAATATGTTTAAAGAATCTCAATTGAATATTAACAGAAAAGACAAATTAAATGATTTTATTAAATGCATTTTAAATTTAGATAACTCCCCTGTTATAACAAAATGGTAAAAATTATAACTTTTTCTACAAATTTAGAATATCAAAAGTATGCTACTATACTGATTAAATCACTGCGTAGGTTTTATGATGGTATTATTATATGTAGATGTGTAAACTGTAGTTTGGATTTTCTGGATTTTTTAACACAGCAAAAGGTAGATATAATACTAGACAATAGTGATTTTAATAAAAGAAAAAAAGTCAAAAACTTGCTTGATACCCCTGTTATACTAAACAATTCATTTAACAAAAATAGTATTTGTACAGATGAAACTACATATACTTGTCATAGTAGATTTTATAATATACGCTTTGCATTCGATAAATATAAAGATTCTACTGTATTTGCAATAGATTGTGATTTTATTGCTATTAAAGACTTTATAGATGTATTTAATGTGGGTGATGCAGAAGTAGCTATCCTCGATCAAGTGGAGTGTGTTCATGAAGATGCTATTGTTATACGTAATACAAAAAATAGTTATAATTTTTTATCGAAAATAATTACAAAATTAGAAGAAAATTTATATTTTTGGGATCAAGATACAGTAGCATTACGATATGCCTTTGCTGAGACTCCCGATATCAATGTTAAAGAGCTTGATATAAAATATAAAGATTATAATTTATCTGATAATAGTTACTTATGGTCAGGTGATGGACAGTCTAAATATACTAGTAAATACAAGTCAGAGCTCTTAAAATATGAATGAGTTATATCTAATTGCTCAAAAAGCAAAATTAATGTATCGTTATAATAACTCGATATATAATAAAATTGAAAATAAGTTTATACCGCTAGAAGATAATAAAAATCTTATCTCTATAATAACTATTAATAATTGCAATTTAAATTGTTATTTTTGCAGAGGTGGTGTGGAGGTTACTGCGTTAAAGGAATATAGTAGATTTAAGATAATGTCTACTGCTGAATTTAAAGCTATAGTTGAAAAATGTATACAGTCAGAAATTAAGTTTTTTGATTTAACCCCAGCTATTGGCGAGCCTTTTATAGATAAAGATTTTATAACGAAGCTTCAAATTTTAGAAGATAATCCCAACATAAAAGAATACACTACTACGACAAACTTACTGCTTCTAACTAAAGAGCAAATTATACATCTTTCAAAATTAAAAAAATTAATACTTGATATTTCAATATATGGTGAGAATTCTGAAGATTATTTTAAAAATACTAATCGCGACGAATTTAATAATTTTTTAGCAAAGCTAGAAGTTTTATATGATAATAGCAGCGATTTAAAAATGCGTTTTATTCAAAGATGCGTACTTTCAGATACTTCAGATTTATTTCATTATATTAATATTTTTAGAATAAATAGAAACGTAAATCTTATTACAAATGAGGTATATAATGTAAATAGAGCTAGTAAGGTCTCACAAAACGAGACTCGTAAGCGAAACGGGGTATGTCCATTTGGCCCAGGCGCTGGAGGTGGCATTGTTACAGGTGGCGATGTTTTATTTTGCCCCTTTCATGATTTTGAGCGTACAGGTGTTATGGGTAATATATTTACAGACTCTTTAAAAGTAATATATAATAGTAATAAGTGGAAGGAAATAATTAATAACCATCAAAATAATAATTATATAGGAATGTGTAAAGGATGTGATGAGACCTGGTAATTATAATAAAAAAGTATTAGACGAATATAAAATAGAAGTATATTCTTATAGTACTTTACCTAAAGTTATGCCTAATGGATTTTGGGTTTTAGGTGATAATTTTATTGTTCCATGTCATAATAGTAATGGTGCTCATTATGGAGTAGGTTTAATTATCTTATCGTCACTGGGAGTTAAAAAGTATCAAGTGAAGCTTAATTTTATAATTCAACAATATAAAAGTATGGAGAATTTTTCTAAAGAAATTGTAGATAGAAATAGCATAGTGAGAGATAGTGCGCCTCTTTCCTATGAGGAGGTGTATTTAGCTATGTATTCAACTCCTGTAAATGCAGTACGAGTAAATAAGACTATAGGTATTACCTCAGGGTTTGATATTCGCACCCCATTTATAAGTAATAAAAAAAATATAAACCTAGCAAAAGACATTGCAATGTTCTATAATTTAGATTATAATTACGCTGCGCACATATCATGATTGTAACTATTTCCACAGATAGTAATTATGTAGATCAGACTCTTTGTCTAATAAACAGCATTAAAACTAACAGCCCGAGTGTAAAAATTCACTTGAGAGCTATTGACTGTACTGCAGCAGAATTAAACGCGTTGAGAGAATCTTATGATAAACTTATATTAGAAGATGAGCAGATCAATTTAAGTACAAAAAGAAAATATTTTCGCGCTGGCGCTGTTTTAAGCACTAATTTAACCAACACTGGGCCTCACAGAGCTCGTTTACTTTCTGAGCGTCAATGTTATGTAAGTAATACAAGATATAGAAATATCCTACACTGCTTAACAAAACTTAAAGAAGATATTGTAGTGTTACTTGATGCAGATACTATAGTAAGAAAAAATTTATTAGAATTGACTGATTTTATTAATAAGTATGATGTATTATGCAATGTCGGTAATAATGTTCCGAGATATCCAAATAATAGATGCTGGGAGTGTAGCTGCATAATAGCTCGTAATACAGTCGATAGTATAGCTTTCTTTGAAAAGGTAAAAACTTTAACAGAATCGAAAATGAATGACTGGGATAGCGATCAATTTGCTATCGAGCAAAGTTATAATCCAGCAGAGCTATCTTTATGCGAAGATATAAGTCATATAGAGGATTTAAGCTGGAGAATTCTAACAGTTGAAAATTGGGATACTATTTCTTTCGAGTATAGCCCCGATACATATATATGGCCTGGATCTGGTGAAGCAAAGTTTACTAGAATATATTTAAACGAGCAAAACAAATATCGCTACTATGAAAATATGCTACCTAATCGATAAAAGATATTATAATTTAACCGTTACGTCGATTAATTATATTAAAAAATTTTATAAATCCCAGTCACCCCTAGAGATATATTTATTTCATTTTGGCGATCTCTGCAAAGACGAAGTTGATAGCGAGTTTAACCTGGTTGAAATAGAGAAAAAAAATTATCCTTTTTTTATACATAGATGTTTTTTGTTTGATCATTTTAATGAAAAGATTATTTTTATAGATAGCGACACAGTATGTCAGACGAATATTACAAAGCTATTTGATATAGAGTTGGAAGATAAAATTTTCGGAGTAGCTCAACATATTGATATTAAAACACATGAGCATGCTTTTACTAATTATACTCCTACTAAAGGAATGATGAAGTATGTTATATTAGATAACTATCCCTTTTTTAATGCAGGTGTAATGTTAGTCGATTGTAAAAAATGGCGTGTCGGTAATTTTACTAAAAAGATTTTAGATTTTTTTGAAGAGTATAGAGGAGAAAAATATGATTGGAATGACGAAGTAGCATTTAACTTACTTCTAGGTCGCGAACATGCAAAATTTATAGATCAACGATGGAACTATAAAAAGAACGATAAAAGACCGTTTATTACTCATTATTACGGAGATATTAAAAACCTTACTTAGAGTTATTGCATTTTTACTTTTTAATATTATACTATATCGGTATAATGGTTAGTGTTTGGGATACTGTTGATTTTTTCGAAAAAGAAATTGCAGCATACTGCGGCTCGAGGTATGCGGTTGCTACGGATTCTTGCACTAACTCAATATTTTTATGCCTTAAGTATTTGAACAAACCATGTGAGGTAGTCATACCATCTAAGACTTACGTTTCTGTTCCTATGGCAGTAAAACACGCGGGATACAGTGTTAGGTTTAGAGATATAGAGTGGGTGGGTAGCTATCAGCTTGAAAATACACCTATTATTGACTCAGCTTGCGAATTTAGGCCTAATTTGTATACACCCGGTACATTTTGTTGTCTATCTTTTCACTTTAAAAAGCTCTTACCTATAGGCCGTGGTGGTATGATACTTACAGATGATTCAGTAGCAGTTGACTGGTTACGAAAAGCGCGATATGATGGTAGACCTTCCTACTACTATAATGATATACTTTCAACAGATATCGATATATTAGGATATCATATGTACATGACACCAGAAATGGCTAGTCGTGGAATTG